CCTTTAAGCGCCTCGGCTTGCGCCGCCGGATGTTCTCGCCAGTTGCCGGGATGGGCCGCCAGGTCGGCGCTATTGACGTACTCTAGCGCCTTGATTCGGTTGCGGTAGTCTGTGGGTTTTTGTTTCATTCTGAAACGCTCACCCCACAGTATAGCACAACCGTTCCCCACTGTATACAGGTGCTAGACGCCAAACGCCCGCGCCGGTTGGGTGCGCGGGCGTCTAGGCAAAATCGGCGGGGTTGAGCCGGGCGGCTTTCCCACCTGCGAAGGGGTGAGGTAACGCCAGTATAGCACGTTTAGAACGCCCATTCTAGTGCTATAATGTGGGGATGAAACCCGCGCCTAACCCCTTGACTTTTAGTACTAGTACGTTTATACTTGGTACTAGGTAACACACCTTTCAGGAGTAAAGCGCAGTGAAAGACAACCAGTTAATTGAACCCGTCGAAGAAGAGGATAGCGACAAGGAGCGGATCACCCCCTGGGTTTCTGCCTCTGTCGCCCAGCGTTTGCGCCGTCTCGCCCGGCGCAACAAGCGCACCGTTTCGGCCGAAGTGGAGATCGCTATCGAGCGGCATCTGACCGAAGAAGAGCCGGCCGCCATGCCGCGCCAATAAAGCCATGACTGCCAACATTTAGGCAAAATTGAGGTGAGGGTCTCGTGCAATACGACGAATTTATCACAAATAAGGCGCAATTAGGAGGCCGGTATGGATTTGAGCCTATACACATGCCGTCTTACCTGTTCCCTTTTCAGGCCGCTCTAGTCGAGTGGGCAGTGCGCAAGGGACGCGCTGCCGTCTTTGCCGATTGTGGCATGGGCAAGACGTTGATCGAGATGGTATGGGCGCAAAACGTCGCCCGGCAGACCGGCAAGCCAGTCATCATCCTGACTCCGTTGGCCGTTGCCCCGCAGTTCATCCGCGAAGCTGAGCGCTTTGGCATCGACGCCGCGCGGTCACATCGGGGAGAGATAGCCGCCGAGATAGTCATCACGAACTACGAGCGGTTGCACCTGTTTGACGCTGACCGCTTTGGCGGCGTCGTCTGTGATGAGTCTAGCATCCTCAAGAGTTTCGACGGCGTGCGCCGCAATGAGATAACCGAATTCATGCGCCGCAAGGAATACCGTCTACTCGGCACGGCCACAGCCGCCCCAAACGACTACACCGAACTCGGAACGTCCTCGGAGGCTCTTGGCTATCTGGGCTACATGGACATGCTAGGCCGTTTCTTCACCAACAAGAAACGCACGGCTCGGCAGATGCGCGGGCGCTGGCGCGACGATGAGGACGGATGGCGCTTCAAGGGCCACGCCGAGCAACAATTCTGGCGGTGGGTCGCATCATGGGCGCGCGCCTTGCGTAAGCCGTCCGATCTAGGCTTTGCCGATGACGGCTTTAACTTGCCGCCGCTGCTCATTCAGAAGCATATCGTATCCGCCCGCGCCCCGCGCCCCGGTATGCTTTTCACCTTGCCGGCCATCGGTCTCCAGGAGCAGCGCGAAGAGCGGCGGCGCACTATCCGCGAGCGCTGCGAGATGGTTGCCGAATTGGTCAACCACACCGGGCAATCCGCCGTCGTGTGGTGTCACATGAATGATGAGGGCGACATGCTACAGCGCCTCATCCCCGACGCCGAACAGGTTAGCGGCAAAGACGACGATGACGACAAAGAAGCCAAGTTCGGCCGGTTCTCGGACGGGCAAACCCGCGTCATTGTGACGAAACCCAAGATCGGCGCGTGGGGGTTGAACTGGCAGCATTGTCATCATCTGACGTTCTTCCCGTCCCACTCCTACGAACAATACTACCAGGCCGTCCGCCGTTGCTGGCGATTCGGCCAACAATGCCCCGTCACGGTTGACATCGTATCAACCGAAGGTGAGGTAGAAGTCCAAAACAGCCTACAGCGCAAGGCGGACGCCGCCGCGCAGATGTTTACCGAACTCGTCGCCCACATGAACGACAGTATTTCTATTGACCGTTCCCAGTCATATACCGCCCCTATGGAGGTTCCCCAATGGCTATCCTAGACCAGATGATTACCGACCGTTACGCGCTCTACTGTGGCGACTGCATGGAAGTCATGCCCAATTTGCCCGATGGCGCGATTCATTTCTCCGTCTATTCGCCGCCCTTCGCCGGCCTTTACCAGTACAGCAGTAGCGAGCATGACCTGAGTAATAGCCGCGACTATGGTGAATTCATGACACACTATGAGTACGTCATCCGCGAGATCCACCGCCTGACCATGCCCGGCCGTATGACCGCCGTTCACTGCATGGACGTGCCGCGCTCCAATAACGGCCGGTCGGACTCCTTTATGGACTTCCCCGGCGACATCATTCGTTTGCATGAGCGCAACGGGTGGAGCTACACCGCCCGCTATCACGTCTGGAAAGAGCCGTTGACCGTCCGCAATCGGACGATGAAGAAAGGGTTGGCCCATCAGACCATTGTCGAGGATTCGAGCCGGTGCAGCGTGGCCGCGGCCGATTATCTGCTTGTCTTTCGTCGAGACGGTGACAACCCCGTGCCCGTCGCCCACCCCGCCGGACTCAAGTCCTATGCCGGTTCCCGTCAAATGCCCGCCGATGTCCTCAAATACAAGGACTGGAATGGCCCTCAGATTGAGAACCGTTTCAGTCATTGGATATGGCGGCAGTACGCCTCAGCGTTTTGGGACGACGTGCGGCTTGACCGCGTTTTGCCCTTCCGTGAATCCCGCGACGAAGAGGACGAGAAGCACGTCCACCCGTTGCAATTAGACGTCATCGAGCGAGCCGTGGTCTTGTGGAGTAATCCTGGCGAGCGCGTTCTGACCCCTTTCATGGGCGTCGGCTCTGAGGTTTACGTGCCGGTGCAGTTGAATCGGTTCGGTCTCGGCATCGAACTAAAGCCAAGCTACTACCGGCAGGCGGTTAAAAACATGGCCGCTGTCGACGAAGACCAATACAACGACATGCCCCTATTCAGCCAGCCCGTCACAGAAGACGAAGAGGAGTTTGGGCTAGAGATAGCCTAAGCCCGTAACCCACAATTCTAGCGATACGGGGCAGCCGCTCAGGGGCGGCCAGGAAGGAACGTATCGGTATGAGGTAGAGGATGACCGTGTTGACAATGCAACAGCTTAAAGCCCGCTCTCAGTGGGTGGGCTATACAGACAAGAAAATCCCAATGAACCCGCACACCGGCGGGGCCGCACAAACCAATAACCCTGATACATGGTCAACGGCCGCCGAGGCATGGGCCGCCAAGAAACAATACCGCTGGGCCGGTATCGGCTACGTCTTTACCATCGCTGCCGGCGTCGTCGGGATCGACCTTGACGACTGCTTTACCGAAGACGGCCGCTTGAATGACACCGCCCGGCAGATTGTCCAGATGATGAACTCCTATACCGAACGGTCGCCGTCGGGCAAGGGGTTGCATATCCTGGCGTGCGGCTCTATTCCCCACTCCGTCAAGCGGCCGGGCTTCGAGATGTACAACGAACTGCGCTACTTCACTGTTACCGGCCAGCAGTACGGCGCGTCTGAGTTTGCCGGGTGCAACATCGAAGACCGACAAGACGAGATGAACGCGCTATTTGTCGTCTACGATGGCGACTATGAGCCAGCGCCGCGCCCGGTTCGGCCGGCGATTGAACGGGGCGACGTATCGGTAAGCATCGCTGAGGTCGAGCGGGCGCTAGGCGTCTTGCCGCCGCAAGGCGACTATAACACCGACTGGCTGCCCATCCTCATGGCCGTGCATGACGCCTTCCCCGACGAACGCGGGATCGCCCTGATTGAAAGGTGGTCGCCGGGCTACAAGGGGGAAGTCGCCCGTAAGTGGAGGTCATTCGAGACGGCCGAACGGGCTAACCGGATCACCATCGCGTCGCTGTTTCATCGGGCTAAGCAGTACGGGTATGAGCCGCCGCGGAGTGCCAGGGCCGCGCCGAACGCCGGCAGACGTGGGGCCGACATTACCGACGCACTGACACAACGGAGGCGCACCAATGGATACGCCCTATGAGGAGCCGCCAATCGCGTCCCAGTGGTCATTTAGAACGCTTACCCATGCCCGTATTGTTAGACCGCCAACGGAGTACATTGTTGATAAGTATTTAGCCACACACACGCTCAACATCCTCTACGGTGCGCCGGGATCGCTTAAGTCCATGATCGCCCTGAGCCTGAGCCTCTGTGTGGCCGGCGGGCTGCCGTGGCTGCCGGGCTTGTTCGGCGGCGACCAGGGCGCGGCCGTCATCCGTTCGCCTGTCATCTGGATTGACATGGACAACGGCCAGCGGCGCACCGATGAGCGCGTCGACGCCATGTCGAAGTCCATGCACCTGCCGGATGATGCACCGTTCTATTACCTTTCTATGCCGACGCCTTCACTTGTGGCGACTGACATAGAAAGTATGGGGCTACTCCATGATGAGATTTTACGCTTAGGGGCGCGAATGGTTGTTATTGACAACCTGGGGCTAGTGACGGGAACCGTCGAAGAGAATAGCGCCGAGATGTCGCAAGTCATGAAAAACTTTCGCTGGATAGCGGAGAACACCGGCGCGGCCCTGCTTATCCTCCACCATCAGCGCAAGGGTGGGGCAAACGGCTCGCGGCCGGGCGACGCCTTGCGCGGCCATAGCAGCATCGAGGCGGCGATTGACCTTGCGCTCCATGCCGTGCGCGAGGCCAATAGCAATCAGGTGTCACTGCGCAGCACCAAAACACGCGGCGTAGACGTGCCGAACGCCGTCATGGAATTCGCCTATGAACACGTCCCCGGCACGAATGACCTGAGCAACGCTTACTTTACTAGCGTTGCCGTACGCCAGAATAGTCTATTGCTTAAGCAGGCTCTTCTGTCATTCGCTGAGGGCAATTCCCCGCGCGGCATTCCCAAGAACCGGCTGCGCGAACTGGTTTACGAAGACCTCGGCGGCGAATTCTCCCACGGCAAAATTCGTGCCGAGATGGAACACCTTGTCGAAGTTACCGGCGAACTGGACATTATCGAAG